TCTGCGAATTTATCTATTTCTGGATATGAACCTACTGGCTCATTAAACCAATTTGCTAAATCATCTATTAACTTATCACTTACATTAGGTTCCATTGTACACATTCCGTTTGGGTGGTCCATAGGCAGCTCATGTTTCTTGTAATGCTTGCCGTCTCTGCCTAAACACAACTCACATGCTCTGCTTCCATTAGAGTTCCATATATAATCTAATATAAATGGATTATCTTTGGTCGTTTCTATAAAGCTTTGTTGATAGCCATGTTGAACTAATGTTCGCGCTAATCGTTGGGCGTTATAATCGACTTGTTTTGGGTAGATTTTCTTTCCATCTTTGTCTGTTAAGTTCCAAGGTTTTGCTGCTGTTGGACTTACATATTTTTCTAAGTCTTTAGTTATTTCATATATTGATTTATTTTGTGCTATTCCACCTGCAGTGATTTTATATAGCTCACTTAATGTTTCTTTTTTATCAGACCATATTCTTTTGCTTAAACTCCAACCTGAGTCATATATTTGCCCTGCTACTAATTTCTGAACCATTTCATCTGGCACATAATTAAATGCTATATCTAATGTTTCACCTTCAAAGCCTAAACTCTTTAGCCATTCTTTACTTGTATTTACTACTGACTCTGAAACTGTATAGATACTTTGCTTTATTCCACCATAAATCTCATTAGCTATATTATCACTTGTTGCCCTTAATTGTTTTTCTAGTTCTTTCATTTGTCGTTCTGCTACTGCATAACTTGGTGCTGTTTTATGAGAATATTCTTTTGCCTTTTTACCAATCTCATTTGCCCAATCTTGATATAAGTTTAATATCTTCGCTTTTTGTTGCTGAGTTATGGCATTGCGTGCCTTTTCAGCGTCTTTAAATATTAATGGGTCTTTGGCCATAACATCAGCCCCTTTCATGTTTATTCTGGGTTACCAGATTGACCCTGGTTGAACCTTAAATATCTTTTAATAGGAATATATATTAACATTTAAAACCTTTAAAAGGGTATTCTGTCGTCTTCTCCTTCTGACATCGTAAATGCACTATCTTCGATGATTTGTCGTTCTAGTGCCATCTGTTCTAGTTCCTCTTCCACTTCATCATCTGTCAATGCTCTCCATTTTTTCATATAAGATTTCTTACTCATTACTTTACTTTCAACTTCTGCTAAATCCATATTCTTTTCTTCTAACTCATCTTCAGGTAGTGGAGTATTTTGCGTTATGTGAATTTCATAATCAACTGGGATTATATCATCACTTACATATTTCTCTACGCAGTTAGGATAGATTAATGCACCTTGTATTATTATATCTACTAGGTTCCTTAGCTGTGGCCCCCACATCTTCATCTTCTCTTTACACCTAACAATTAAAGGCCAATATATTGCTTTTAATGCTTTACCTGAAGTTATTGCACCTTGCATGCTTTCTAGTGATATATTAGGCATATCAACTTGCTCATAGCCTGTAGTTTTAATTCTATCTAAAGAAGTCTTTAATGCTTCACTATAATTCATTGAGCTTTCTAACATACCTACTTTAGTTGCTGGTTTATCTAAATTCTGGTCCGTTTGTAAATCCCAATAAGAACCCGCAGAACTACTTAACCCTTTTGTTGAATTGCTTTCCATGTCTACAGTGTAACGAATTGGGTTCATGCTTTTTCTCTCAGCATCAATATCAGCATTGGCTAATTTAGAATACCATTGCTCATAATCGTACAATGACTCTATTTCTGACTCTCCATTTAACTCACCTGTTAACCCATCATTTATGAATATGCTTACAGGTATCATTGGCAAGCTTATTGGCTGATATTCTGTTACCACTTCTAATTGTGCACCTGCACCATCATGCATTGTTTCTTCTAGATATACCTTATCACCATCTAAAACAAACTTCTTCTTGAATATCCTTTTCTCACTTAATGTTCTGCTTTCTTTTACCACTATGAAACATACAAACTTTGTTATTATATTTGGGTTACCTATTTTAGTCTCATATATGAATTGCGTACTTGGCAAGAATGTCAATGTTACTCCATCATCTTCATTGAAGTTAATTAAACCTGCAACTCTTTTACCTATTAAACAATCTTTAGCTGCTTTGATTAATGACTCCTCAAACTTGTTTTCATCTAGCACTGTTTTAACTAAATCATTTAGCACTGTTAGTGCTTTCTTTGCATCATCAGTAACTTTACCAACACTTCCCTTTTCATCCACCACAATATCAGGTGGCTCAGCAAATAGGAACCTTACTTCTTTGTTAATAAGAGAAGAAGCCATTTTATACTTTAGTTGAGCTGGTACATAATCACCATTAGTTCCCTCAACTGTAAAGCTTGCACCTTTTTTATGAGCTTTATAATAGCCACATATTTCAGTTAGCTCTTCAAGTACATCTTTTGCAGCGCCTTCTATTTCTGCATTAATCAAAGAATAAGGGATGCGATTATATGCTATTAATCTTTCAGTGCTATTTTCAGCTTTTATTACTTTAGCTTCTTCACTCATTTCCCCATCCTCCTATTTTAATAGTTTACTTACTTCTTTTTGAACCTCATTATAATTGTAACCTGCTGCTATTAATTTCTTCTTACGTTCTTCTCCATTACCCCAATTTCCTTTTATAACTTCCTTAGCAATTTCGTTTATTGATTTCTTGGTTGGTGTTATATTCACTGGGCTTCCTTGCTCTGTAGTTATGAACGCATCTAATCCTTTTGCTTTTAGTTTCTTAACTTGAGCATCGGCATTTGCTTTTACACCATAAGCACCTGTTTGCACTTTATATAGATTTCCTACTTTAACCATATAAGTTTCAAACCCTAATGATTTAATTTTATCTACCATATTGATTGCATTTTGTAGAACTGAATATGCTCCTACTTGAACTCTATATAGTTGCTTATTTGTACTTGCTGGCTTTTGCTCTTTAGCACCTAATGCTTTGTTTACTTGTTCCGCAATATATGGGAACTTACTGCCAAGATATGGACCAGGACAGTTAGTGTTTTTATACCATTCATGTTTTTGAAGGACACCATCTTTGCCTCCAGTATAGGTGCAAGAATAGATTCCATTTCTCCTACAGATGTCTGTTACTAAATCAATTAGTCTTTTTAAAGCATAATCAGAAACTAACCACTGAGGACCTCTCGTAGAGTTCCCTACTTCAATTGTTATAGCTCGGTTGTCACACCAAGAAGATGCGGTTGTCCAAGCTCTGTTAGCTTCATCAACACCTAAAACAATTACTCCATCGGAGCCTAAATTGTAGTTAGCTGATGCTTGTCTTGACTTTGGCACAAATACTCTAGCAAGATTTCTACCATTTATAACCCCAGCTGCATGGTGAATAGCTATTTTCGTTATCTTTTTATTTCTTCTACCACTATGGTTAGGCGAGAGAATTCTTTCTTGTGCTAATGGACTATTACTCATTTATTTTCCCTCCTTCTGTCATTTGCTTCCAAGCACTCTCAAGAGCTGCTTTAATAGTATCGGTATCAATTTTCATTCCTCGTTCTGCAGCTTCTGCTGTTACCCAGTCAAGCACATAGTCACGTTTCTCTTTACCACGTCCTGGGCCTTTGTAAATAACCTCAGCTGCTTGTACTGCAGTTTGCGTCCATGAAACAATATTTGTCCATTGTGTTGTTGTCGTCTTAGCTTCGATTAGTGGTACTATTAGTGTTGTTATTACTATACCAATTAAACCAATTACCGCTACAACAATCTGTGTTATGTTAACCATTTCCATTATCCGTTTCCTCCTTCTTTTCATGTTTTGTTTTCTGGTTCCTAATAGATGCTAATGCAATAATCTCTACGGTCCAGAATGCAAACCAACAAGTAGTAAGCGTAGCTGATATTTCCATATAACCTTTGAACTGAAGAATAAATGCTGCTACTGTAAATGCTGTTACCGCTATAATACTTAGGAACACAATATAGTTTGAAAAGTGTCTTTTCTTTATCCGCTTTCTCCTCTCTTGCTATTGAATTTCTGCTCTTTAATATCTGCTACAGTTACTGTGTCTAGCCCATACCATATAGCTGAGAACGTATGAGGGTCAATATTGAACTGGTCATATATTACATTACCTTTAGCATCCCGTTTATATGTTAGGTCTTTCAATTCCCTTATAGTATTCTTACACTTAGGGCTTACCACTATCTTTTTAAACCTCTTTATTTTCCTTGTATTGCTTAACCTACTACCTGCAAACTTATTCTTACACCCTCTAATCCTAAACCCATTTTGTCTATAGTACTGTATAGCTTTTGGGTCTTCGTTATCTGCGACTAACATCTTATTAAAGCCACCATTATAAAGCATGTTTAGTTTCTTTCTTAGCTTGTCCATTTCTGGTTGGCTGGCAAATACATCATCAGTTACATGATTCATATATATCTCATCGTAAATGTATAGTATACTTCGTTCTGTGTCTACTGCCATGCTTAATACTGCATTATAACTCTCTTCAAATCCAAAGTCCATACCAAAGAAGTGTGCGTCATAGCTTAACTTTCTTATTATCTCTTTAAAGCGTTTAGGGTTCTCAGCTATTTTGAATTGAGGTAATACTCTGGTTCCTGCTGCACCAAACCTTCCCCATCTTGCTACTGTATATAGTGGATAATCATATAGTCTTAATTCGTCTAGTCTTTTTAGGTATGACTTGGGTAGCCATGGATTATCATCTGGCGTAGAGTGATGGTAGTATGTTTCACCTATTACTACTGTATGCTTCTCATAGAACTTCTCTTCACTTAGTATAGTTGTTTCTAAACCATTATCATCTAACCTTACAAAGAAATGCCTATACACCCAATTCTCTCTGCCTACTGGGTTACATGTTAGTAAGAAGTGCATGCTCATATCTGGCATCCTTATCCTACCTAGTAACTCTTTATAGCCTTCATACTTTATTTCACTGCACTCTTCTAACCACACTATACTTACAC